CGGGGATCAGGTCAGGGATCAGGTCTGGGCTCAGGTCGGGGATCAGGTCAGGGATCAGGTCTGGGCTCAGGTCGGGGCTCAGGTCAGGGCTCAGGTCGGGGCTCAGGTCGGGGCTACCAAAATGCCCATACATGACACGACCTATGACGATCTAGCCTGGCAATCTGGCTGGATGGCATGGGCTGAATTCTTTGAAAACATGGGAGTAATTAAGAATGATGATCTCAAGAAGTACAAGAAATATCTCAAATCTGGGGTTTTCTACGGAGTGTTCCTAGACGGCCTGGCCGTTGTCTGCTCTCGCCCTAAGTTCATCAGCAGAGATGCTCGCAATCTACTAGACAGTGACCACCAAGCGGCGATTGAATGGAAGGATGGTTTTAAACTGCACTACTTGCACGGTGTCCACTTTGACGAAGCTACTTGGAAGAAGATTGTAAACCAAGAGATCACACTAGAAACTCTAGGCGAAATCACTAACGCCGACCAGCGAGCAGTTGCGGTTCAGATGCTAAAGCCCGAACTACTGCTTAAACAGGTTAAGGCCAAGCTAATTCATACCGGTATTAAGGGCACCCGCCTGTACGAAGTCCCTAACTTCATGGACACTGGCGATACGGAATATTGCATGCGTATGAAGCACCCTAGCCTAAAGACTGAGTATCTCGAGTGGGTCGAACCGAGTATTGGTAAGCAAGGTGATGCTGATGTCTGTCAGGCTAATGCGTTTGGCATTCCGTTGGAAGACTACCTGCTTATGGTTGAGGCATGACCCTAAAATACGCATACGCCATAGTAGCCGGTTCCCTTGCCTTGATTTTATGGCAGGACTACGTTCGGGAGTGGTTGGAGCGGTGGTATCGTAGGCCAAAGGTTTATAAGGTTAGCCGGAGTAAGGTAACTCGGAAGCGAAAACGATGAAGCCACCAACTGAATCCCAAGAAGCCCACATACTAGTAGCTTGGCTACGTATCCATGAGATTAAACTATGACTAAACCTAAAGACTCATCACTTATAGTCTTTCATAAGAAAAAAGATGAATACCATGGAAAAGTATCTACTCCTGAATACGTAGCTTGGGATAATATGATTGCCCGTTGTGAACGTCCATCTCAACCTATGTATGAAATATATGGAGGCAGAGGAATTACAGTACATCCTGCTTGGCGTAAATCATTTCAAGCTTTTTATGATTACATTGGAGATAAGCCTAGCCCAATTCATAGTCTCGATAGGATTGAATCAGATGGTAATTATGAACCTGGCAATGTTCGTTGGGCTACACCTCTACAACAAAATCTTAATCAAAGACTTCGCATGGATAATTTATCAGGCTATAAAGGTGTTAGCTGGGGTAAGCAATCTCAAAAATGGAGAGTTGTAATATTCTACGATGGCAAACAAATACATATAGGTAATTATAAGGATAAAGATATAGCCGCAAACATGTATGACCAGTATGCCATCCAGCTTTATGGTGATGACATAAGGACTAACTTTATATATGAGTAAATCCCCCGCCCTTCTAGAGTCTCAAGAAGCTAGTATTTTAGTAGCTTGGTTACGAGTACACAACATAGCCTTTAGTCACATACCTGGTGAGACTGGACATGATGAGTACAGTAAGCGGCGGGCTATTAGAATGAAGCAGCAAGGCACGAGTAAGGGCTTTCCGGACTATATCGTTGCCCTGCCCGGCACCGGCCTACTAGCGATTGAACTCAAGCGTTCTGTTAAGAAACTAAGCCGCACTAGTCCTGAGCAACTAGCTTGGATTGAAACGCTTAATAAGTGTCCTGGTGTTGAAGCAAGAGTCTGCTATGGAGCGGAATCGGCTATTGCTTTTATTGGTGAGTATTTTAAAATTAATTCACAATTAGAGAGTATTGATAGAGCTAATAAAATACGATCTGAGCAGCTACTATTCTAATTAGTTATACAACTTATTGTTAGTTATCGTACAGCTTATTATATAGTAATGTTATAATGTCATGTTATGACAACCCTCACCACATTTGAAAAACAACTGTTAATGCTCGAACACGCTGCCTACTTCAAGCCTAAGAAGCAGGTTATGCGTGTCCGTCGCCCACGGCCTATTAAGCAGCGCCCATTTATGACAGCCCGTGAACGCTACCTATTTAGATAGCCACTTCCCCGAACAAAAAACGAACTCCCCTGAAAAGCTCTTCCCCGACCGCCCCCTAAGGTGTTACAGTCACAACCATGTGGACATTTGTGGTGTTTAAGCGCATCACTTGACGAGTAGGGGATAGCAGTAGATAGTACTAATCATAATGTTTTTCTACGCTCTATGTGCAGCACTCTTAATAGCTATCTGGGGCGACTACAATGATCAGCGGAAGCGTTAGACAATCCGATTTGTGCGATTGGTAATGACTGCATGATTATCAACAATCAAAAGAATTGCAATCACTACAGCCGCAATAGCACTGACAGTAACCCAAGTTGTTTTAGGTAGTTCGTCAACAATCCAAGCAATGAAATATGAACCGAAAAAAATGATTTCTGCAAGCCATGCCATAGTGGTATCTCCTAGTTAGTTATGGCTGCATTGTACTCTACTTAAGCAAACGAGACAGTTAAACTTTGGGTCATTGATTCAACAAATTGATCCTTAAGAAAAATAAGGTGGGTGCCAATCGAGTAGTAGTGGGGTTCGGGCTGTGGTTCAGTGTAGCCTTCTGGGAGGATGCGGAAGTTCTTCATACCTGTATAATAAGTGGTAACAAACAACTCGAAAAGTAGTGTGGATAACTCTATTGTATCCATGTTGCTATAGTGTATAATGATCTATAGTATTAAGTGAACGAGGAGGCTCCTTGAGAGACGAATATATGATTAACTTTTTCAAACAATTTAAGCCAAGATTCCGGGGACGCCCCCAGACTTTTGACGACCGAACTGTATTGCTCGGGGACTGGAAAACCAACTATGAGCTGTTCTAATAATTTATTTTGTGAATGCCAAAAGTGCCTAAAGCAAACCAAATGGAGTAAGACTAAACTTCGTGAGTTGAAAAAGAGCATGGCATGAGCGAACCACGCAAAGCCCAGACCACTAAGATTGGCGGCGGTGCAGACTACGCCAAGGTAGCTGAACGACTACGGCTGTTCCGTGAAGATAACCCACGGGGCAAGCATGAATCAGCCTACGAGGTTGATGTTGATGGTAGTCTGGTATTTACTGTCTGGCTATGGAAAGACAAGACCGACTTGCTCGATCTAATGAAATCTGGGATCACCGACAAAGATGCACTACGTTCTAGCGCTGATGCTAACGGCAACTCCAAAGGCCAAATTGAGAGTAAGGCCAAGGACTTTGAAAAACTAGAATCACAAGCACTTGGTCGAGCGCTCGCAAACCTTGGCTACTTGGCATCGGGTGAGATTGCAAGCTTCGAGGAAATGGAAGAGTTCTACCGGCTCAAAGAAGCCAAGGTCGAAGCAGACATTACTATTGCTATCGAGCGCATTGAAAGCACGAATGACAATGATCGGCTAAACGCTGTAGTTAAGTCAATCGGCGACGTTCTGAAGTACCCAGCAGTTATAGAAGCAGGCAAGCGCAAGCGAGCAGAGTTTAACGATGCGGCGCCTCAGGAGGCAACCAGTGAAGATACTACCGATAAGCCAGAATAGCGAAGAATGGCTTGAAGCACGTAAGGGTCGGATTACCGGCTCTAAACTAAAAGACCTACACGCTGCCCGTGGAAAGAAGAAAGATGGCTTCTACCAGTTAATAGCTGACCGCCTAACCCTAGCTGACGATGATGGTGACGCAAGTAGCCGTGACCGTGGACACGAACAAGAAGAAGCTGCCCTTGATCTGTTCGAGCAAACAACCGGCAAAAAGGTTGTCCGTGACTGTGGTATGTGGGTACATGATGATAACGACAATATCGCCATAAGCCCAGATGGTGCCATTAAGAAGCGTGGTATTTTCGTTGAGGCTTGTGAAGTAAAATGTCTATCTGCTAAAAATCACCTCCGAGCAATTATAGAAAACGATATTGGTAGCGGCTTCGAGATGCAAGTTACGCAGTACTTTGTAGTAAACGAACACCTTAAAAAGCTTTATTTTATATTTTACGACCCTCGTATTGCAGCAAAACCGATGCATGTGATCGAGTTTACTAGAGAACAATTAGCCGAAGATATCAAGTACTATACCGAGTTTGAGGAAAACATGCTTGAAGAGGTTGATTACTGGGTGGAGAAGCTGGCGTTCTAATGAAGTACAACCTCGCAAACGAGAATGAAGCTAACGCTGCCTTTGCCTACCTAACAGAGCTAGTAGGGAAGCATGAACTGGCTGAGGTTATCAAGGTTAGCCCTAAGCGTAGCCTAAACCAAAACTCATACTTGCACTTACTATTATCTGCTTTTGGTAATCATTTCGGCTATACTCTAGAAGAATCGAAACTTATCTACAAACAGCTTAACGCTGAAATCTACGAATACACCAAAAAAGATCGGGTATTCTGGCGAAGCTCAGCGGAATTAGATAAAGACGAAATGGCTAAAAGCATCGACTGCCTTATGCAATGGTCAGCTAAGGGTGGTTATCCGTTGCCACTTGCTACTGACCAGGAATGGATTAAGCAGATTGAAAATGAAATAGAACGTTCAAAGTATTATTTATAATGTGTTATAACTATAGTATATATGGCCTACAGCAACACTAAACTAACTATTGATAATATAGACAACCATCTCGATGAGACGGCTGAGCTACATAACGGCATTGGCGCTTCCATTGCTCATACTCTGGTTAAGACTGGCGTAAATGTTGCTAACCTCGCTAGGGCATTAGGCACTAGACCAGAAACAGCTAGCAAGTATTGGAAACTACTGCGAGCTAAGCAAATAAAATAGTTGTAAAAAGCTTACGGTTATGCATATAATCAACAAATAAACACTTAATAAAACAAAGACACAAAGCCAGGCACAAGGACGAGACCAACTGCCTGGCACCTACGACGCTCATGACTTTACCCCTTATAACACCCCACGACCTAGCCCTCGGAGTTGAAGGCTATATTTTAGTACACCTTATCTTATATGGTATCAACGAAGTTATGAAGCGAGTCTATAAACAGGTCGTCAACACCCATGAGCTACAGGTGTTATATGCCCACGTCTACAATAAGCGAATAGGCAAGCACCACACTGCTTCGGCTAGTGTCTGTCAGATAGGGGATTGCGGTACTATGAAAACTAGGCGGAAAAGTCTGGAGTTGCTGAATCCGTGGCACTACCCAGAGGAACCACTGGTACAGTAGTTTTAACTGGCTTGATACCCTCTAAGTACTCAAGATATGGGACTACTATTTTGTTGTAGGCGGGCGAGATAGCGAAGCGATTCCAAGTCTCTGCAAAGATCACAAGCGAGCCATATACTGGCAAAGCGTCAAAGCTCTTCAGGTGGCCGACGAAGTAGACCGATAAGGTCGTCAGCAGCGTAAACACGTGCAGTAGGCTAAATGCTACTTTCTTGCTGTTAACATGCAGTTTCTTAAGTACTACTTCTAGGGCTACGGATAGTCCAGCGGCACCACCAACAAGACTAGCAATGGCTGTCCAGTGGGCTGATAGGTAGGTTAGTATGTCTTGATAGTTCATGTGATCTCCTTATTGTTTCTTCTTCTTAAAAATATCAAAAACTGGGAATAAACGTTCAGCTTTCTTATACAGCACTTCGCCCTCGGCCAAAGCTTCGGTAGCAAACTTCTTAATCGGTGTGACGTAGTAAGCTGCTTCATCGACTAGCACCTGGGCTTCAAGTAGTGCCGAACTAATGATCGGGTTACCGTGGCTATCCATTACTCGGATACCCCAGTAGCTCATGCTATCACTGTCTACTAGTGGCCGGTAGTACTTAATGCCATCGGGGCCAGTGAATGTACCCTTAATCATGATCTTCTGGCCTTGTTTCAGGTGCGCTACGCTGCCCTTGTATTCAGCAATGTCATGCATGTCATAGTTGCGGTTAAGCTTGTACCTGAGGGGCTTACGTGCGCCACCAGTACCTAGGAAGCTAACCATTGTGGCTTTCCAGGTGTTATCTACAGTGGCAGGGCTAGCTGTAGTAACGGTAACAGGCCATTGCTTCTGAATATCGGATAGGGAAGTCTTAGCAGCTGCTTCTGGCGTAGGGTCAGGAACGTTTAGCGCCGGGTTAATCCATACCGCATTAGCGCCGCTGGCGTCAGTCGCTAGCTTGTCCATGCCACCCTGTGAGGTGCGGAGGTAGTAGGTAATGCCGGGAGAGACAACATCTGTCGGATTAGTGCGGTTTTGGGCATCGGTCATGGTTTCGTAGCCAGGTATTTGTTTGACAATTACTTTGTCGTAGAGCGGAGAGGTAATATTGAGCGCACCAGTAGGCAAGGGGGTAGGAGTGGGTTCAGGTGGGGGTGCAACGTACGGAGGAGGCACTACAACAGGTTCTGGTGGTGGCGTGTTCTCAGTGTGCGGGTCAGGTGTGCTAACGGGCTGTGGGATGGCTTCTGGTGGCTTAGGCGTGTACCAGCCAGCTACATAGCCCCAGGTGTGGGCTTGGAAGTGAGCTTCAGCACCGTGCCAATTCTGGTCAAATGACTGAAATGCGCCAACAGCTAATACACTGTCGAACAGGGCAATATGACCATACCCGCCAGAGCCTGGTAACTGACCATTCCAAATTATGATGTTTCCTCTCCCCGGTAGTTGATTGGGGTCTGCCGGATTGTTGTCTACCCAATCGTAAGCTGTGAGCATAACAGGGTGGTTAATCCAGTCTACTGCATTGCCCCAGACTATTGGGAGGTTACTCTCTGCTTCATACTGAGCTACTAAGGCGACGCATTCTCCTGAATAGGCCGTTACTTGCTGACCGTTCCACTCATTCAAATATTCATCATAGCTCATGATATTCCCCAATATTTAAGTTCGGCAGCTTTTCTGGCCTCTATGGCGGCAAACCTATTCTTAAAGTTACCAAGATAGATATGATTACGATTTACCTTCTCCTTTTCAATGTTCACTTCGGTATAACGGCGGTCACGTTCATTCTCAAACTCATTCTGGACTTTACGCATGGCCTCATTGTGGGAGGCATAGGTGGCTATAGTCCATTCGGTATCGTTCATTATGTTATTAGTTCTATGTAGTTCATGGTTATAGGTTAGCTAATTCTGCAAATATTTCTGCTGTTCCTGTATCTCCAGATATACCAGCACCAGTTGTTGCTCCTAGGGTGTACATAACATAGGTAGAGGCACTAGTGACTGTTTGGGGGACAGAAATGTAACCTGCTGTTGCCAACGTCGCCGCACTAGGGGATTGAATTAGTATGCCAAACGGAGAAGCATTATTACCCGTTGCTGCGGTTAGCCCCGTCAAGGCAGTAGGTGATATATTGAAGTATACAGCGGTACTAGTAGAGTTATAGTATACCCCCGACTTTTGGCCGACATCCCATGCGCCCACTGGAACTACTAATTGATAACCTCCAGAATTATAAGCCCCATAGGTAGCGTTACTCGTCGTGGCTGTCGAAGTTCTCTGGTTGGAAGCTAATCTCCATTTATTCTTATCCGCTACAAACCCATAAGGCACCTTATTACTAGAATACACAACCGCACTCACCCCACCAGAAGTAGGAATAGTACAGCCCTCTGGTACTTGTACTACTACAGTTGTGTTCGTACTGAAAGCAACTGATTGGATAATGCCGTAGTCTAGGGTGCTGGAGATAGTACCACCAGCTTGTCCACCGAAAGGACTGTCGGCGTTAGTAGCTACAGCAGAACCGTTAGCTGTTAGGTTGTTAGCGTTGGCGTTGAGGTCGTTAATGGTGTTGTTGAAGCTGTAGGCAGAGATGAGGGAGGTTTCCGTACCAGCTAGAGTTTGGTTCATGGAAGCTAGGATAGTAGCCTGAGTTACTTTGGCGGAATATATAGCTACTTGGGCGATTTTGCCAGGGAAGAAGTTACCAGCATTGTATGAGCCAATCTCTAAGTTTCCTGCCTGTATAAGAGCAACTGGGTTCGTGCCAGCCTGTAAAGCCTGAGCAGGAACATCTACGCCGTCAATCATTACATAACTTGTAGTGGTTGTAGCAGTATTAGTAGACATATCGAGTTGGGCTGTAACATGTACCCATTTATTAAGTGGAACAGATTGGTAAGACTGGACGTAACGGACGTTACCAGCTCCAGCGTTTAAGCCCACCAGTTCTACCTGACCTGAAGCGTTAAGGTCAAGTCGCCACCCACTCGTGCCGTTATAACGGCTAGCTATACCTGAAAGTGCATAACTCGATACCTTAATCCAAGCACTTACTACAAAGTCATCAGTAAACGTCATTCCTGCTGGAGTAGTTTTAGAATAATACTGAGTAGTACCATTAAGGGAAGTTGATTGGGTTGGGGCTGCTACTGTTCTGGTTGTGCGGAGGCGCATACCGGGAGAGAGGACATTGGTGTAGTCGGCACCGTTAATCACACAACTATAACTACGGTTGCCGTTGGCAGTTACGGTTGAGAAAGTAGCACCTAGGGGTGTGTAGCCATTTAGGGAGGTGAGGCCTAGAGCTGCTTGGACTGCTGAAGTTTTTAGGGTTGCATCTTGGTTAGCGAATAGCTGAATACCTTGGGCTAGACGATTCTCACGGCTGCTAGCTACTGGGATGTAGACACGGGTGGTGCTTCCGGCAGGGTAGATCTGGTCAGTACCGTAACGCAGGACTGCGCCAGTTATGCTTGTTGAACTAGAGACTACGCCCTCCCACTCTGTATAGCTTCCTGGGGTGCGTACAGCTGTTGCAACGCCGTTAACGGTCTGAACGGTGTATGTATCAACTGCGAAGACTGCTCCGGTTGTAGTTGCCCAGTTAGAGGTTGAAACAACTGTAAACGCCGTGCCACCGATAGCATGGCCTGGGGCGCTAAGTGTTGTTGCGGAACCCGGATTTCCCACCTCGGTCCAGTAATCTTGACTTCCTGCTGACATTATTGTACTCCTAGTTTTTTAGTTCTCATGTATAATCCAACGCCATCTATCAAAAAATGGCATCGGCGGCAAAGCCTGGCCCAGTCTGATACATCTCGTTTATATTCGTAGCTCAAGTTAGCCCAGTCAAATGCTACGCCACTTGTAGCATCACAGTTTTCACATAATTTAGGGGCACCAAGTTGGTCTCTGATCCATTTATGCACACCGCTATACCCGATGGCGTCGCCTTTCCACATATGACTATCTTCTCCATGACTGACCTTACCAACCATACCTTTAACAATATTATCTTTATGATTATCCGATAACTTGCGACCTTTAAGGGTTTCACTGATGCGCTGGCGCATGTCCTCTGGAACAGTAAAACCACTTCTTGGTTTCCATGTATGTTCTGCAGTTGTACCATGTTTTTTTAGCCGTTTATAATGCATGGTACAAAGCATTAATGCCCTAGACATAACTTGTCTTTCACAATCTTCAGTCTTGCAGTAATGTTTAGTCTTGGGCATAAGCGTTTCCTCTGTTAATAGTATCATACTCATGCTGTCAAGCCCTGGTAGATTAAATCGTTATTCGCAGTACCACGTGTTGATACCGCACTCAAAAAGTAATCAGTGCCAGCCGTACTGCCCAGCACTTCCCAGTCACTCTGGTTGACCAGTCCTTTAGGCTTAACATGTAGGACTGCTACGCTCTGAGCAAAGCTGTTAACATTACCGATGTCATCACCGTATTGGTAGTCACCGGAGTAATCCCACTGACCAACACCCGTGAAACTGACTTCAATGTTGTAGGCGGCGTTACCGGTGTTAGTTGTCGAGCCACGTTTACTGAGACCATAGGTGTTAGCTGTGATCTGGCCAGTTGGTGACAACAACTTAAAGTACTGGTTATGAATGTTGCCAAGTGAAATACCATCAGGATCCCAGACTAGGGAGCTAAAAGCGCACCGAGATGACCAAGCTACCCCATCATCCGTGTGAGAGATCGTGCCAGCCCTAGTAAACTGCATGATGACATTGTTTACGAGTACGCAGAGGTGACTAGCACCAGCGCTATCTTCGTATAGCCAGATGTCAGTAGCAGCTATCGGCCAGCGGAGTGTCCAGGCGTTCTTTCTAGCCCGGTCGATGATCCAAATCTCATTATTAGTAGTGCTAGCGACGGGCAAGCAGAAGTAGACTTTATCTTGAAACTCACAACCGGCAGCGTTACCTAGGCTACTCAGGTTGATGTTATTAACGTCAGGTATAATCGTGTCGGCAAGCGTCTGATTAGACAGAATATTCACAATGTTCTGAGACGTACCAATGCTCTTGATGTTATCACCGGTTGGATAGATTAAGTCATCACGGCTTTTAATAGTAGCCCTTGGGGCATAAGTACCGGACTGACCATTAGCTTCTGATACATTTGGGAAGAAAATGGTTTGAGTGCCAAAGGTTGCTGAATCAAAGGTCACATGATTGATCTTACCCTTACCAGCAGCACCACGGCTAGAGGTCGTAATCACAGGGTCACCCTTACCAGTACGGAAGCCATCGACGAAGTTGAGCATCGTGTCACCACCCTCGTCAATCGTCGTAAATCCGCCCCCATTCAAGCTACTGAAGTCAGCAGCAGAGCCAGCCGCAGCGGCCGGGGCGGAGTAGTACAGTTGGTTAATGCTAGTAATACCGAATACTTGGGAGTTACGAGTATCGACATACATCCAGGTGAAGACAGCGCCTTGGGTTGAGTTACCGGCTGGAGCGACCTTGTACGGATTAAAGGTTTGGGAGCCATCATCGGTATAGCTCAGGGTAGTCGCCCCAGCAATCGTGATAATTTCAAAGTAATCAACACCGTTATCACTACCATATAAGGTGTAGCTTGTGGCATCTGCAACTGCTGACCAAGTAACGGTAATCGTCTTGGCGATGGCTGCCGCCGATGACCAGTTATCCCGAACATCGTTAACATTAATGGCGGCGCTAGCGGCACTAGCCGATGATTCACCTACAGCATTGTTAGCAGTCGTTTTGTAGTAGTAGTTGTACGGCTTGGTGCCAGAGATTAGGTTAGCGCTCCCCGTACCAGCTGGGGCAGAGGGGGTACTGAGGGCGACATACTCCACCGTTGCCATTGTTGCTAGATCAACGTAGCCAAGGTTGTTTGTACTATTGTAGACATACACACGGCTCTTAGATTGCACAAAACCCGCCCAACCTAGGATGCTATAAGTATTAACTCCGCTAACTAAAGTAAAATCACCACCGTCAACCTGAGTGTAGATCTTACCGACACCAGAAATGTTCATCATAAACAGCTGCCCCCGAACACCGTTGTAGCGGTACTTACCCCGACCAACAACAGCCACAAAGTTAGTAATGCTTGATGATTGTGTGCCATAGCGAGCTAGAGGAGGGCGAGGGCGAGAGATACTATCTTGTGTTAGCTCAATGTTGGTCATGTCACTTAGTGAATCTTCAGGGCGGCGAGAATTAGCAAAGGTCGAAATATAGCCTTTAACAAAGGTATTTTGGTGTTTGTCAATAGCAGTCTGGTGGGCTTTTTTGCGGCGAGCTTGTGTCTGGTAGGGCATTAGAACGTCCCAACTCCAGTTTCACTAGATGGGCTAAGAATACGGTTAACATTAGTCCGAGCAACTCTAGGAGCGTTATTGCTGCCTCGGCGATTATTGCTAATCATGCCACTGTATAAGTTGTTAGCTTTGGCATTGAGGTCTGGACTTTTGTCCGAATATGTGATGTCATTAAACGCCAATTCTGAGGCAACTGCATAAACCAACCAGTACGGATCATCAACAGGGATAGTATCAGTGCCAGTCGTCAAATCAGTCGGTTCATAGTAACCACCGACTGAGAGGGTGCCGCCGATTATCAATTCATTCGCAGCAATAGTTGTTGAAAAAGTTAATTTTTGGGGATTGCTACCAGATATATAGACACTATTTATATAACGATCACGTTCCTGTGGTTCACAGATCATGTAATAGTGAGCATTACCGCTGGTATCAGTAACAGTTACTCTGTCAGATGCCACGCTAAAGTTGGCAGGTAGGTTATAGGTTTGAGTGCCAAAGGCGACAACTGGACTAAGATCCTGAACAGCAAATAGAGAGCGCCAGTTAACCTTGCCGTCTCCAGACCATTCGCTAATTTTGCGATTTGTTACGAGCAACCAGTTAGCAAAGTCAGTGCCGGTAGTCGGTGGATCATCATCCGTCCCCCGAAAACTAGCATTAACTTGCTGAAAAAATGTTGTCAAAATCATACTATTACCTTTCGTTTAGTTCTACTAGTGCCACTTATGTTCTGCTTCTTTAAAGCAACAGATGCCACATTCAGTTTTTTATTGTTGCTTGTGCTACTACTAGAATTAACCTTAGCACCTTTAATTAGGTTCTGTAAGGCTGACTGGTTACTAGCATTTGCTGTGTTGTTTTTAGCAATGCTAGTGGTAAACTTGTTAGTTGCCGTCTTTTTGCGTGATGCTGATGATTTACCGGAGCTTGTGCTAACGCTACCGTCATGCAAGGTGACGTTGCCGTACTTATCTCTAAAGGTGTTCTTCTTTTCAACCCCGGCAGCTACAAGTGCATCACCGTAAGCTAGGACATCAGAAGTTATCTTATTGCCGTTAGGGTCATTATGGACGTAGTTGTAGAGGTCAGCGTTAGATAGGCCATAAGCATCCCTGACGGTTTTGTCGAAGCTACTACCAGCCTTGGCCTTGGCAAGTTCTTTGGTAGCGGTTATTTTCTGAGCTGGGCTGTTGTAGGTGTTGTCCTTGATTGCCGTGTCGTATTTAGTTTGTAGGGCTTTGTATTCGGCATCTGGGGCTTTGTAGTAGGTGCTGGTGTTGGTTGAACTAACTCCACCAGTGGCCTTAGACTGCGATAGATCACCAATATTAGTTGTTCCTGAATACAACGCTACGGCCTTGGTGCTTTCTGGCTTAGTGTAACTGCCGAGATTATTCTTAACTACATAATCACGAGTAGCATGTTCTGTGGCGTAGCCTTTGATGTTACCGAGAGCAGCGGCTTTCTGCGTATCGTCCATAGCTTTGTAGGCATCCGTCTTGATAAGTTCACCCCACTTAGCCTGCGTAGCCTGACCGATTTGCGTCTGTAGGTCGTAACGTTGCTGATCATTAAGTGGTACGTTCTTACTCTCAACTGTGATAGATTTACCGAGTGGCGTTGGTGTGACTTGAAGATTACTATCTTGCGGATTAACTCTATGTAACCTGTTTACCTCAGCAATAGCCGGGTTATTATTAATTAGGGAATTAGATGGTTTGAAGCCATTAAGTGTATTGAGTTGACCGCCAGCTTGTTTGAGCGGGTTGCCATATACATCCTGTTTAGGTTTATTCTGTTCTCGCAAAACTGGAATACGATTCTTGACAGAATCAAGGACACCGTTTGCCTGTCGTTGCATTGAATCAGTGGCATTAGCTACATCATTAACAATACTTGGCACAATGCTACTAGCTTGGCTATTAATGAACGACTGACCGTTGCGGGCTGGGTCTTTTAAGGCATCTGAGAAGCCGGTGAAGCCTTGTAAGAATGACTGACCGAGTAAACCTTGGCCCAGTCCTCCTAGTGTTGCCCCAGCTTGGGCTACCGTTCCTTGACCTTTAGAGTTTTCTAGTTGGTGTCCAGCATTAAACAGTAGTCCTACTGGGCCGAAGTAGTTAAGATTAATCCATTTTCCACCCATCTTGACTGAGTTAGGTGTAATACCCTCAGCTTTCCAGCGAGCGGCTTCCTTAGCATCATTCTTCGGATAATCACCACTGAGCAGGTTGTGTTGTGTTAAAGCCATGCCTAGAGCAATTACACCCGTGCCAGTTACTCCCTCGCCAATAGCCTGAGATAATGACCGTTGGTCAAACTGCTTGCCAGCTATCTGGTGGAAAGCCTCTTTTATTGGGCCAAGCGGGGTGAAATCAACGGTACGGCTGAGGAATGCTGTTGGCACCCGCACAAAAGGAGCTAGTACACTTAACACACCATGAGCAATCTTCTTACCGGCTGGGGTAGCGCCACCAAAATTATCTATAGCGGTGTGCATCCCCTGTATTGCCTTACTACCGATTGTGTCGTAGTTCAGAGTAGACTTGTTAGCTTCTTTCAAAGCAGTATCAGCCATCTTAGTAGTCGGATTATTAACGAGATTATCCATGAATGTCTTACGGTCAGCAAACTTTACATTCTGGGTAAGAGCTTCGGCTTTAGCCTGGTCATACATGCTGTTCTTAAATGAGGCATACCAGAACGGCTGATCGGCAGCATTCATACCCCTAAAGATAGTTCTGGTGGCTTTACCGAGAGTTTTGTTTAGAACGGGGTTTTTGAAGTTAATTTCAGCGTGCTGCTCGTACTTGTCACCGGCAGAGCGCCTATCTAACCCTGTCCTCATAGTATGTATGCCATTCTTTGTGCCTTCAGTAGCTCCAGATGCCTCACCTTTGTTCGTTAGGCCAATGGTACGTTTTCCACTACCGATAGACATGACTGTATCTGCCGCCGCTGCCGGTATATCAGACACCTTTTTCAAAGCCTTAAAAACTGTGTTTGATATAGCATTACCTTGCTGGGTTTTAACACCTGACAACAGGCCAGCTTTCCACATGCCGATAGCTTTGTCGCTTAGACCTTGTGGCATCTGTTGACTAACAGCTTGGTGGAACCTTGATACCGCATCTATTGTATTTGATTGTGCCACCTTTAGCGCAGTAGCGTCACCTGACTGGCGAGCTACTGCTTCAGCATCCTTGCTAGCTTTAACGGCATCAGTGAATGGTTGTATTTTGGCTCGTAGTTCGGGGGTGTCTGGTACTCCAGCACGTTTCAAGTCCTTAAGTGCTGAGTAGTGCATACCTTGGGGGCTTTGGTTATAAAGCATCGTTAAAGCTTGGTTAGCCTGACCACGAGCAGTGGCATGTTCAGAAAGCCCATCATGCAAGGCAGCACTCTCCCTAGATAAGCGGTCAGCCTCTACAACGTTACCAGCAGCCCGGGCTTTAGTTGCCGCTGTGTCAGCTTTCTCAATAGCCTTAACAATAAAGCCTGTTTGCTCATCAGTAACGTGTCCTAATGGTTGAGCTATCAAACCATGTGCCTGTTCGATAGCTGTATTGGTCGGTAATTTATCGACAGCGGCACCTGATGTGTCAGCTAGATTTTGAGTGTTACGCACGGCGTGATCACCTGAGACTAAAGCTTGTGTTTCAGGACTCAGATTTTGTTTCGCTACTTTACCACTGAGTGCATTGTCTACTACTTTAGCTGTATCATTTCCTAATGACCCACTTTGACCCACGACAGGCACTTCTTTTGGCACTAGGGATGTGGTTGGTGTTGCCGCACTTGGTGGTACTAGTTTGGTCGTGGTGGCTGGAGCGTTATCGGCTTTAGCAAGCTTACCCTCTATGGCCTTACCGACTGAATTATCAAATGGTTTGGCTGTACCGGCGGCATTTAGGGGTACATGGTTAGCGGCTATGTTCTGACTACCAGACTTAATCGCATCACCAATAATCGGTACTGACTTAGTAATCGCTCGACCTGCAAGCGGGACGGCCGTGCCAAATGCTGCCCCACTAAATCCATCAATAGCGGCATTGACACCTATGTTCTTGATCGTGTCACCAAAGTTTGAGTTATTCTGTAGTGAACTAGTTAGCCCCTGAGCGCCACCGAAACCAGCGCCAGCCTTAGCACTAAGTTTTGCACCCTGTGCCACTTTAGCGGCTAGTGGAGCGCCTTTGGCTAGGATCTCAGCACCTTTGCCGATTGGTACAATACTAGCCACGTTAAGCGCATCCTGACCAGCCTGACCGAGTTGTTGCTTGATACTGCCGTGGTAGGGGTTCTGACCCTGTAAGGCTTGTCCAAAGTGGGTATCAGTGGTCTTAACTGGGTTGATTAGCATACTGTTAATGCCCCGACCAATCGGGTTGGTGTTAGGGGCATTCGGAATAGCGTGGGCGGCATTAACTAAGCCTCTGCCGGGCAGGGTAGCTATACGGTTTACTTGGTGAGCAATCGGTGCGGCAATTTGCTGATTAGCATTTAGGAACTGGTGGAACAGATTAGGCTGTGGGGCTTGAGTACGTGGTGCAGTACTAGCCGGTTGAGGGGCTTGTTTGGGGCCATCGAAAGGGTTCAGATCATTGCCGACACGTTTGACTAGGTTATTTAGGGAAAAACCCAAGGTTTACTCCTTATTGCCAGAGTTGCTGATTTGCGTTGAACTGTGGGTCTACCATGGCTATACTCCCTCCTGAAGTTTCTTTCGTAAGATGTCACTGTACGGGTTACTAGGGTCAGGTGAACCTTGTTGCTGAGCGTTAACTACGGAGCGGTCAGTCTTGTAGGCAGCTAGATCAGGGGCAGCAATCGGTGCTTGAGCGGCAGTTAGCGTTGGTTTGAACTGGTTAAAGAAGCTTTCCACTGCATTACGGCTGTTATCAATCTGGCCCTGGTATGGCGCTTGGGCAGCAGCAACCGCATTGGCGTCACCACCAAGGGCAGCGGCACGGGTAGCAGCGTTCTGACCAAGTTGACCCTCAATGCCTTGGCGCTGAGTTTCAACACCAGTACGAAGCTGTTGTTCTTGTGCCTGACGCTGGTTCTGGAGGTTGTTCAGAATGTCGGCAAAGCTCTGATCGGTTTTCTTCTGGGCAGTGTCAATATTGCCTAGGTTGGAAGCGTAGGTATCATTAGCCCCTTGGCGCTGTGAGCTGGTATCACGGCCAACTACATTCGGTAGGAGGTCTTGGAAAGCACTAGAGCCAGTACCAGCCGATCGGCCAATGATCTGAGCCAATGAGCGGTATCCATTGCCAGCATTCTTGTTAATTGTGTCATAAGCCCCTAGTTTGTCTTTGTTAGTGGCTACCCGATTGTCGGCGTAGTTTTGGTTTGCTTGGTTGTGTTGGTTGGTTTGGTCAGTGACGTTGCTGTTGTAACTGTCAGATAGACCTTGCAAGCCTTGATCTAGACCAGTTTGGGTACGGCCTAGTAGGCTGTTCAGGTCAGTTGCTTGGCTGTCTAGTGAGGATAGGTCTAGTGGAGTGTAGCCTTGGGCGTTGGCACCGCCAGCACCACCGGAGCCTGCTGTGCCTGATGCGTCGTAGTTACCAGATGCGTCTTGCTGTACGCCACCTGGGGCTGCTGTACCACCAGGGTGTTGTGTAGCCGGAGTTCCACCACCACTATAACTAGTATTAGAACCTGTAAAAGCTTGGTTGTTGTTACTGAATAAGCCGCCAGGGTTAGACAACGTAGAGGTATTGCTACCAATGTTGTGACCAAGGTCAGTTAGTGAATTAGCACCGGTGACAGCACCTAGTCCATTAGCGACTGGTGATGCAACATCCCCGGCAAGGTGTGCAATGT